AGATTTTAATTTGTTTTTTTTAAATCTCAAATCATTATCATTATCAATAATATTCAATGAAATATCATTATTAATTGTTGTTATTATTACATTTAAACAATCTAATAATTGTGAATTCAAAGTTTTATTTTCTAAACCTTGATAATATTCATTAATAAATGAAGTAGTGTAAACAATCATTGTTATAGTAATAATATAACTATTATATTTATTCTTTTAATTATTTTCGTTTTATTAATATATATAAAGTCTAATACTATTATTAATAAGGCCTATGAATGTACTAACAACTATTTTGAGTTTTTATGATGAACAACAAAAGAATAACACAAATGATTATAATGATTGCTTTAAGTTACCAATTGAATATTTAGAGGATTCAAAAAAAAAATTGTTAAATGCTAATATTATTAGTGATTTAGAATTGAAAATAACAAAAGACGATACTACCACTAATGATACATTAGTGGATAATATGTCTTGTGTTTACAATCTATATTATCATGTATTTGACCCAACAAATGTATTTGAAAAGAATATTTTAAATAGATGGTCAAATTATTATACAAATAATAAAGAATTTTTATTAGAAAGTCAAGACTTGTTAACAAATTATAAATCAATAAAAAAAGTAAATTTTGCGACTGATGTAATTAATAATAGTGTTGACGCAAATTTTAATACTATAACAAAAGAAGAACAATTATATGCAAATTGTAAAACAATTATTTATGATAATGGCTTTGTGAATAATTATCAATATATTGATATACCATTGTTGGATAAATACAACAATAATAGTGTTTTGCTTCAATGCTTAAGCATATACAATCTCTCTAGTCCAATATTTTCTTTATTAATTCCAATTATATTTTTATTATTGCCATTTTTTATAATTAAACTGCAAGGTTATAATATAACCTTTAAGTTATATTTTCAGCATTTAAAAGAGGTATTTTCGAATCATATTATTGGCCAACTATTTAATTCATTTAGTGATACTTCAATAAGTAACAAACTTTATTTATTATTTAGTTTTGGATTTTATATTTTTCAAATGTATTTGAATGTTACAAGCTGTATAAAATATTTTACAAATATTAAATATATTAATAATACATTATTAGAGTTGAAAGACTATATAAGTAATGCTTTAAATAAATATAATAATTTTTTGAATTATTCACAACATTTAAAATCATATAATTTGTTTAATGAAGAGCTACGAAAAAATAGCGCAATTTTTACTGATTATTACAATGAACTAGTAAAGTTACACCCTTATAAATTAACACTTCATAAACTTACCGAGCTGGGACAGTTAATGAAATGCTTTTATTATTTAAATAAAAATACTTGTTTTATAAAAAGCTTGTATTTTTCATTTGGTTTTAATGGCTATATTAAAAATATTGAAACATTGCAAGAGTTTAAAAATAAAAATATCATTAATTTTTGTTCTTATAATGAGTCTAATAGTATTCCAACATCATTTACAAACGCATATTATGCTAATTTAAATAGTATTCAGTATAGTGCAAATAGTGAAAATAGTGCAAATAGTGCAAATAGTGCAAATAGTGCAAATAGTGCAAATAGTGCAAATAGTGAAAATAGTGCAAATAGTGCAATAGTTAAAAATTCTTATTGTTTAGATAAAAATTTGATACTTACAGGACCAAATGCTTCGGGTAAAACAACCATATTAAAATCTAGCTTATTTAATATTATATTATGCCAGCAAATTGGTTGTGGTTTTTTTGATAATGCACAAGTTAAATTATACGATCATATACATTGTTATATAAATATTCCTGATACAGGTGGTCGTGATAGTTTATATCAAGCGGAGGCAAGACAATGTAAAAGTATATTAGATAACGTTGAAAACAATAAAGAACAAACACACTTTTGTGTATTTGATGAACTATATAGTGGAACTAATCCAGTGGAAGCTTTAAGTTCATCGTTTAGTTACTTAAGTTATTTAAATAAATTTAGCAATGTTGATTATATTTTAACAACACATTATACAAAATTATGTAAAAAATTAGATAAGCAAAATAACTGTTATTGCATGAATGTTGTAAAAAAGAACAATGATTTTGTATATACATATAAAATGAAAAAAGGAATATCAAAAGTAAAAGGTGCACAAAAAGTACTTAAAGACTTGGCGTTTCCTGAAAATATAGTAAATGCTATGAATTAAATGCTATAAATTAAATACTATGAATTAAATGTTAGAAATTAAATAATATTAATTCGTTAAACAATACTTAAAATAATATAATTTAATAATAATATAAATGTTACAATTATTTAAATTTATAGATTCTGGTTTTTTACTAACATTTGGATTATTATTATTAATAGGGGGTTCTATAATGTTATATTGTTATCGTCGTCTTAATTTATTAGAAAGAAGTATAATAGAACACGGTAAAATATTGCAAAATTTTATAGCAAATTATAATGTTCAAATGAGTAGTTTATGCTTACTTAATAAATGTGAAACTAGCTATGAAACTTGTGGCTATGAAACTTGTGGCTATGAAACTTGCATAAATAATGAAACGGCAATAAAAAAAATAAATATAGAAAATAAAATACCAGTTTCTGATGACGAAGATGAAGACGAAGATGAAGACGAAGATGAAGATGAAGATGAAGATGAAGACGAAGATGAAGATGAAGATGAAGATGAAGATGAAGATGAAGATGCAGATGGAGATGAAGATGAAGACGGAGACGAAGACTCTACAGAAAAATGCAACACATTTGATATTAAAGAAACCATTATACTCAATAACGATTTTTTTGAAACCATTAGCACAGGTCAAACTAAAGAGCCCATAGAACTGGTAGAAGACACTATTAATTCGGATGAAGATATATTTATTAAAAATTTACCAATTATGTTAAATACTTTTAACGAAGATTTAGAAATAAATTCCAGAGTAATTACTTTAGAAAATAATTTAGAGACTACGCAAAAAGTAGAAAAAAAGAATTATAGTAAAATGAGAATAGATGATTTAAGAACACTAGTTGTTACGAAAAACATTTTAGATAATGAGTCAGCACAAAAAATGAAAAAAAATGATTTAGTAAAATTATTGCAAAAATAACTTTTATAAAATTAATATATATACAAATGGAAAGTGGTAGAATGATGTTGTTGCATTCAATAATTATTGGTTTAGTGTTATATGTAATAATGATTTATGGTCTTAATCAGAGGCATGTTGTAGCAGAAAATAGAAGCTTAGTATTAGCAGCGCTAAGTTTAATATATATGATTTTATTTGGTCATAAACTACCAGGAACAATAAATAAAAATTTATTTTAAAGAATGTTTATTTAGAATAGTATTTATTTAGAATAATATATATTTAAAGAATGTTTATTTAGAACAATGTTATAAAAATTAATATTATAATTATATAATATTAATTTTATGAGTTGGGGAACTTGTTATAGTGGTTCTAATAATATTCATTTTAATTATCCACCATTAATGGACGATTCCAGATTGTTTAGCGATTATAATTCATCAGTTTTAAATGACAATGTTTTAAAACATAGAAACAATATAAAGACAAATAGTGATTATAGAAAATATTTACAAATAAATAGTGATGCAATTATTAAAAATAATCAGTTAATTGCATGTAATGAATGCAGTGTATGTCCATATTATAATAGCACAAGTTCAAATAATGCGACTAGTAAAACTCCATATGTTTTTGAATCTACATTGTCACGCGATCAACCGTATGGTTATGAAACTAGTAATTTAAAGAATATATATTTAGCACGCCAACAATTAGATGCGCAAAAACATGTAACAAAATATATTATTGGTGAAAACAAATAAAATTTAATGTTATTTAATGTTATTTAATGTTATTTAATAAAAATTTAATGTTATTTAATGTTATTTAATGTTATTTAATAAAAATTTAATGTTATTTAATAAAAATTATAATATTAAATATTTATTATAATTTTATTATAATTTATTATATTTTTATTATATTACTATAATATAAAAATATGAATTTTTTTGATAGTCTGATGTCTCCTTTAAGCCGCGATCATTGTATGTTATTTTATTACCTTGGTTTAATAAGTTTGTTTTTTGCTACTGCTGCTCTTGTTGGTTTTATTATAGGTTTGTTTAAAAAGAATACGCAATATGCAATGGGTGCATATTTTATGTCTTTTTTAAGTAATATGATTTTATACTATATTTCAAGAATACATTATTCCATATGTTTAGGTGCGTTACGTTAAATAGTTAGTAATAACTTTACAAATAACTATATAATACTTATTTAAACAAGTATTATATAATTATGAAACTATTAAGTATTGATATTGGTATAAAGAATTTAGCATTTATAATAATTGAAACAAATAGTAATGATTTTAAAATAGTAAAGTGGGATGTTATAAATTTATGTACTAACACAAATGATTGCTGCCAACATTTATGTAAAAAGAAAGCAGCTTTTTTTAAAAATTCAAATTATTATTGTAAAATTCATGCAAAAAAAACAAACTATAGTATTCCTACGTGTAATATTAAAACTTTACATAAACAATCGCTTAAAAAACTCATATTATTAGCAGATGAATATGAGTTGGTCTTTGATAAGTCTATAAAAAAACCCATGTTAATTGTGCTATTAGAAGACTATTTAAATAGTCATTGTTTAGAAGCAGTTGAAAACATTAGTGCAAATACTATAAATTTGGTACATATTGGAATTAATATTAAAGATAGGTTAAATGAATTATTTAAAGACTATAATATATTGGAATTGGATAAAATAATATTGGAAAATCAAATAAGTCCTTTAGCAAATAGGATGAAATCTATTCAAGGTATGATAGCACAATATTTTATAAATTATAATAATTATAATATATACTTTATTTCCGCAATTAATAAATTAAAATTATTTATGAAAAATAATACACTTACTACTAATTGTGTTACTAGTTCTAATACTAGTCCTAATACTAGTCCTATTATTAGCCCTATTAATGGTGTTAATAAAATTAGCTATGCACAGAGAAAAAAATTAAGTATTTTTTATACAAAAGAAGTATTGAAAAAAAATAATATGAATAATGAACTTGCTTTTTTTAGTAGTCATTTAAAAAAAGACGATTTAGCTGACTGCTTTTTACAAGCTTATTATTTTATTAATTGTTAAATCAATTGTTTAGTCAATTGTTATATTAATTATTATAACAATATATTAATTATGTTTGCGGAGGATTTAAAAATTAAACTTCTATTTAATTCATAATAGGAGTAATGGAAATTATTGAAATAGAGCCAGAAATTTTAAATATTGATAGCTTTAGTATACCAGATTTTAAATTTAATGACACAATTGATACTAATGATGACATAATCTCAAAAAAACCGACTTCAAATTTTGGTGGAGGCATAGAACTATTAATGAATGTTAAAAATAAAAATGAAAAAAAAGCAAGTTCATCAATTGATATTGAAGACATTACAAATTTAGAAAGTGAATTAAATAATTTAGCAGACACTATAAATGAAACAAAAGCGCCAGAAAAAGTAGAATTTCAAGACAATGATAGTAAAAAGGAAATAAAGTATGGACAAAGCAGTTCAACCAAAAAATCAATATTTGGTGACATTTTTGGTTCAAACAAAGTAGATGGTGAAAATATTAAGCCTATTACAAGAAATAATGATTCAAATGATAATGAAACAAATAATTTAGGCAAATCAACTGCAAATATGAATGAAACAAAAACATGGGATGGATTTGGTAAATTTAACAACATACCAATAAATTTAGACAAAGCCCAAGAAAAACCGCAATTAACAAAAGAAGAAGAGTTGCGTGAAAAATTCAAATATATGCGCAAGTTAGATGAGTTAGAGAAAAAAGGAATAAACTTGTCTAAGCGTTATAACATGGATTCTAATTTGGATGAAATGATTGGAGAATATGAAACAATTATTGCTGAAAAAGAGAAATCAAATGCTATTAAGTTTCAAGGTAAAATGATGATGGCTTGTATAACAGGACTAGAATTTTTAAATAACAAATTTGACCCATTTGATATAAAATTAGATGGATGGGGTGAGCAAATAAATGAAAATATAGATGATTATGATGATATTTTTGCCGAATTACATGAAAAATATAAGTCTAAGGCGAAAATGTCTCCTGAATTAAAATTATTGTTCCAATTAGGTGGTTCTGCCATGATGGTTCATATGTCCAATACATTATTTAAATCTTCAATGCCAGGAATGGATGATATTATGAGACAAAATCCAGAACTAATGAAACAGTTTACACAAGCTGCAGTTAATACTATGGGACAAACAAATCCCGGATTTGGCGGTTTTATGAATGGGCTTTTTGCCGGAAATAATGGTTCAATGAATAATAAAAATAATGGCTTTACTCCTGGATTTGGAAGTACTATGCCACCAAATGTAAATTCAGGACCACCACCAATGTCTGTTGAAACCAAATTACCCGACCGTAGCCAACGAATGCCTAATATATTAAATCGTCCCGATATTACTTCCGCACGTGGACTTGAAGTGACAAACAATGAAGCAAGTCCATATGAACAAGAGAGAATAACACGTCCAGAAATGAGAGGTCCTAGTCTAGCCATGCCTCAAAATCAAAACATTTCGTCTTTATTAAGCGGTCTAAAGACCAAATCATTAGATACTAATGCGAACACTGCAAATAATAATGAATTTAATTATAATGAGGCAAGCACAATTAGTATTGATGACCTTAAAGATTTAACTAATGCAAGAATACCGACAAAATCAAAACGGAAACAAAAAAGCGATAGAAATATTGTAAGCTTGGACATATAAACTATGAACTATGAACTATGAACTATGAACTATGAACTATAAACTATTAATTTAATATTCATATAAAAATATTAAATTAATATTATTAACTTATGACTAACTATAATAGTCCACATTATTTAATAAAATATGATTATTCAAATTTAAAATCATTTACCATAAATTTAGATGATTATAAAATTAATTATAATAAACAAGCAATAGAGTTATTAAAGTTGGGAATAGTTAATGAGAGATTTAGTGGAGTAAATGCGTTAAAAGACGAGCATTTCAAAAGCAGTTATAAAAAATATGTATCCAAATTTGCATTAAATTACACACCAAAATCTGTAATTGGATGTGCTTTAAGCCATATAATGTGTTGCAAATATATATATAAAAACTATATAAAGAACCGCAAAACACATAAACAAGAAAACTGTGAAAATTATTTTCTAATAATGGAAGATGATGTTTTTCCTTTATATGAAAAAGGCGAGTTTTATGAACGCCTTAATAAAACACTATATGACATACAAATTTTGGATGCTAATTGGGAAATTATTCAACTTCATAGCGATGGTATTATGCCAACAATAGATACGTATAGTACACATATTGGTTCAATAAGTGCAGCAGCATACTTAATATCGAAAAAAGCAATAAAAAAAACATTGAAGTCTAAAATATATAGTCATATTGATTTAATACATCACAATTTTATGAATTATAATAAATATAGAGCAAAAGAGAATTTATTTTACAGCGATGAAAAAACCAGTTTAAATAGAATTGTATCACATAAGTTTAGCAGCTATAGTTTGTTTTTGAAATCTAAACTATTTGAATTAATAAATTATTATACAAATATTATTCAGTTGCGAGGAGAGAAGAAGTTTTTACATTATTTTGAATATAAAGTATTTAAAGAACCTTTTTTTAATAAAGAGTTTAATACAAATGATATTATTGATTCTTTTATTGGATTAAAAATATTAAGCAAATTATATTATTACAAAAATTAATTATTTGTTGCGTGTTTTATGTTAAAATTATATTACTATTTTAACATAATACTTTATTTATTTGCGAATGACTAGTATTGATAGTTCACATAATAAATATGATGTTTCCTATAATAGTAATGAAAGCGACTTAAAGCGCGGCGACTTAAAGGCGCAACAAACTATAAATGAAAATGACTTAAAGCGCAGTGACTTAAAACCAAAAAGAACATTGCTTCAAAAAATTATAAAACTACATAAATTTTTATGTTTTCAAGCAACTACATTATTAGTAGCAACACTCATACTTTCTTTATTCTGTAAATGTTATGATATATTAATATATGTTTCTTTTGGAACATTTATTTCTATCTTGTTTTTAGGTTCTTATGGGCTATTATTAAAATTTAATGTATTAGCATCACGCGAGTTTAATGAAAAATACAACAATTCTATTTTTAATTTATGGAAAAACTATGTTCCTTGCGATGAAACAAGTTTTTTTCCATTTATGGCTGTTTTTACTATACTATGGCATATGTTTTTTGGATTTTTAGCATTATATTATGTTAAAAATTTTATCAAAAATTCTATAATTACAAAATATTCATATATAGTAGGATATTTATTAATTTTACTATTTTTTGCTATAAATTACAATAGTGGTTTTAAATTATATAATAATTCTTTAAAAATTACTGTAAATGAATATAATCACGGATTATTTTTAAATTTATTTATAGTTGCTGGAGTAATATATTATTTTGAAACTATAAAAAGTAAGTATTTAAATACTAACTGTTTATTATATTTATTATGAGTTATTGTGAAGAAAATAGGTTTCAACCGAAGTTAATATGTGCTAAAGGAGACATGTTATTGTCTGAAATTAAAAGCTTTAACTTTAACACGCGAAGCTATAATTTAGCATTTACTATTCAGGTTCCAAATACAAATTCAAATCTTGCTAGTCTGACTGGTTTTGAAATATATGATTTATTAGAAGCGCAAAATAAAGAGCTAATAGAAAAAATAATTATACTTGATAAAACAGAAAATGAGGCTACATTATGTATATTAATCTCTCATATTGCCAAAGAAATTGGAATAAAACAAAAATATATGCTATTTAGAAGCACTAAAATACTGAATAAGTTAAACAATTCAGTAACGTTTTATAATAAAGATGTAAAATTAATATGCGAACAATTAAAACAAGAC